TTCGTCGTTGATTGGGTTGTCGGCATCGGCCGATGGCTTAATGATCGACGAGTACTCAACATGGAACCACAGATAAACATACACAACTACCTATGGTCGTATACAGGCCGTCGCCGCATACTCATTACTAGATCTGTGTCACGTGACACGATCTATCATGATATAGGCGAAAACGAGCACTATACGCAACCAGGGGTAACGATGCCAGTTACAACCGAAAGCGTTTACAAACGCGTATCGGAAGTTCCTAGCCTCGGCTCGATAACATCGAGCGGGCTGAGCTTGAAAGAGTTCAGTCTCGGTGCTGCTCTCGTAGTAACGCGAGGGACGCATCACAAACGGAACAGCTCGGGGTAACCGGGCTGTATTAACTCCTCAAATAAACGTAAGCATGCTAAGTAATACACTTAACACCAACGAAGTCAAGAACGCGTCAGGTACGGAAGTTGAATTCACGCACCTAGACTCCGACGCACGTTCGCGGGTTTTCGCTAAAATTAGCGAATCGCCCGCGTACAAGCACCGTATCTCCATAAAACATCAGGAGGCCGGTGCTGGTATCAAACGGCGTCGTCGATCCGTGGTTCGAGTTGACCTTGAGGTCATCTCTTCCGTGGATTCGACGACTCCCGTTACCGTCTCCGCTATGAAGATTCTGGACGCCCCTGTGGGCGCCCTGACTTCAAATACGGAGATGGCTAATGCCCTAGCAGAGTTGAGTTCTTTTTGTAGCACATTGGCTACCAGTACTCTTCTCTACGACGGCACAGGAAACGGCGACGCAGCCCTGCTCGCGGGGAGCCTTTGAAAACTCCCCCGTTCGGACTGGTTCTAACGCTAGCCCGCAGCCAACAGCGGCACACACGACAATCCACGCAAGCCTTTTTGGCCCTTGTGGTAGTTCTGTGTGTCTTAGTTGTTGGCTGCACTAGCGCTGACTGGGCATTTCGTTTACGGAATCTGGGTGTGAGCTATGGTGGCGTTACGGCTTCGACAACAGTAGAAGTCGTACGCACCGTCCCACAATCCACTAATTCCTTACTCATTGCCACTAACGATCCTTCAACGGATCGGTAGTGCTTCTGCGCTTAATTGTTTGCATTGACAGGGCCTAAACTCCCTCATGGTGCAAATGTACTTAGTACTATCCTGTTCCCTGATTCATTTGTCTTTGGGGTCATCCGACCAGTTTTGAGGTTTAACCTCATGACTATGCTCGGATCCCCGCCAGACTCACTGAACCCGGAACCCAGGTTAGGTTGCCAAGTACCGTAGAAGTCCTGCTCCGCGAGTACCGCGACGTCTATAACTCTACCTGAGCTGTAGCCGTTCGGGATGGGCGGAGCAAGAGCAGTAGCTAATTGTGTCTTAACTGACATAATAGTTGAACTGTTTGGTCTGTATAAGTATCGTGTTAGGTGTCCGCATGCTCTAGGAAGACCACCATATGGGGTCATTTCAAAGCCTAGATGAAAATAAAATCATCGTAGCGGTCCTACACGACGTCTGGAACTTGCATGGTAATGGATTCAACTCTTCTAGCCTTAATAAGACCCTTAAAAAGGTCGAACGTAGGCTCGAAAGGGAAGGTATAGGTTTTCTCACGAAAACCTTACCCCGTCTTGGTAAGGCCCTTGATAAGGCCTTAATAGGAGAACGTATGAACTCTGCCAAATTGGGCTTTAAACCCCAACCCGGCAGTGAACTTCCGAGATTTCTCGGCGAGTTCTTCAATCGTATCCTAGCTAAAGACGGGACAATCCTCCCTCACCCATGCGTAAACAGCGTTCGAGTAGTACGGCAGGTCTTGTACTTATTTTATAAGTACGAGCTGCCCTATTCAGTTGAACAAGAACTGTCGGTCATAGAAAAGTTCAAACGAACTGATCGTGATCTACAGACTGTCAATGATATGGCGCAAGCCGTATACTGTGACACTGTTGACAAAAAGGAGGGTCGCACTCTCTTCGACCTGAAGAGATACAAAGCGACCGTCCTGCACCGTGCACGCATCCTCTTAGCGAGATTGTTTGCACGTTTTGACCCGAAAGACATATTCCCTCGGAACGGTCCTGGTGCAGTTGCCGGAAGGCAACGACCCTGGGAAAAGTTCGCGTTTAGGAACGTCTCGGCGAATATCACAGCAGCATACCCGTATGACGCTTATTTCTGTGCGTCAGCGGGCCACGTGTGTGATACGTATAAGGACTTTGGTTCTTATACGGAAGTGGACTCCCCGGCACGAGTAATACTCGTACCAAAGGATTCACGTGGACCACGACTCATATCTGCCGAACCCGTTGATTATCAATGGGTCCAGCAAGGACTGAGTAGTGTGATTGTCAGACTAGTCGAAGGACATCCACTGACAAAGTGGAATGTCTTTTTCACAGACCAAACGCCGAACCAGCGTGGTGCCCTACTTGGGTCCACCTGTGGACGGTACGCAACCTTAGACCTCAATGAGGCCTCGGATCGCGTCTCTGTTGGTCTGGTTCGCCTGCTTTTCCCATCAAACGTATTTGAGTGTTTGATGGCATGCAGGAGTTCAGCTACCGAGCTGCCGGATGGTGAGG